TGTATCGTTAGACACGATTTCGACAGGTCCAGTGGTGTGTATCCCAAGTGTGACCGTGCTCTTCCCGGTCGTCGCATTGTAAGCAATGCTGCCCGACGGGACTGTGTGCTGGCGGTCGATCAGGAATGGGAAGTTCTGAGCGGTGTCAAACACCTCTTCATCGATGTAGATGCGTTCAAGATTGATGCCGTCACTACGGTTCATCAAAAGGTAGAGCCACGCTCCGCTGAAACCAGCCCATAAGATGCTGGTGCAGTCGTTGAAGGTCCACTTTGACCAAGCGTTCTGAACCTTGCGGTCGCCAACCCAGAAGAACTTGTAGAGATAAATTGTACTTGGGTCTTGCGAACTGTTGACCAACACGGTCTTTGATCGGTTAGACCCAGTGATCCACACAAGGTCCTTCGGGATATACTCAGGCACCGACGAGGTGACCTCTTCAGCTTCCTGAAGCGTCCCGACTTCCTTGGTGTAAAACTCGTTGATCTTGGTGAACTGGTAGTCAGGCCGGTCATCCACCATGTACAGGCTATTGCCCATCGGAACGGGCTTGAGGCGGCTGGAAACAGGGAAGGACGCGGTATAGCGAACCTGAATGGTCTTCGGCGCGAGGTAGTTGTTGTACTCGACGCTGAACTGATTGAGGTTCGAAATGACCAACAGGTTCTTATTGAACGGGACGGCGTGCTTCAGGTAGTTCACGTTGCTGCTTAGCGCTGCCACGTCGATAGGATCGCTATCGAGGAGCTGGGCCACCGTGGTTCGATAGAAGTTCTCGAAGACGTTAGCTTCCGAGAAGATCACGTTTTCATCGGCGAGGAACCCAAGTCGGTTCGTGTAAACGAACACGTCAGAAATATTGGACGTTACGAATGACGGATTCTGGCTGCTCTCCGAATTACCGGCAATGCGGCCTTTCCATGTGTGCTTTTTAAACGTCCACGTCCCGTCGTTGTTGTTAACGAGGACGTGAGGCATGGTCGTCGCGTCAAACGCTTCACCTTGCCCGTAAGCAACGGTTTCAATCCACAGCGTGCCTTGGTAGACAACATAATAGTCGTCGCCAGCAGTATCAGGGTCGCCAATGACTTTGACCATGCGGCCTTGTGGGGAGTTAGGCGGAAGATCGGAAAAGCTTTGCACGGCGTCGATAAAGCATTTGATGGCTTTATCACCGGAGCCGCCTTGAGTTGACAGGGTTCCGCCTGACGGGAAATTGGTGATCGTAATGGTGGAGCCGGTTCTAATCCACGTATACCCGTGTGAGGTCAGCCCGGCCTGAAGGTTCTGAGCAATAGTCGCCGTGTCCGGGACCGCTGTCGCACCTGTCGTACCATCAGGAGTGAGGTACGAGGCGACCAGCGTGCCGTTAATGTAGATCGAGTAGTAATGATTTGCGATTGACTGCGTGACGTAGCATGTCGCTTGCCCAGCCGGGTTATTCCGGGTCTGACCAGTGACTGCCGGTTCGCTCACGGCGTCAGTATCAACGCGCACAGTGTTGTTAGCAACGAACGTATAGTCGCCGACTGTGTGGCACCGGATCGTATCGAGGGCCGTCATGGTCCCACCGGTTCCACCAGAGGTAAGGTAGTTTGTACCGTCGGGGAACGAGACTGGCTCGGTAGCACCGGTCAGCAGATTGATAACCTTGACATCACCAGTCTTGAACAGAACGAGATAACGGTAGGTGTCGTTGCGGTCGATCAGGTGACCTTTGGTTCCAGTAGGGAGAGACAAGCTGGACAGGTTAACGATGTGAGACGTGGCGGGACGTTTCTGCAACCCGCTGACCAAGCTCGGCCAAGCATTCTCCATCGCCGTACAAGCAGAGCTTAGACGAAGTTGAGGGGGTTGCTGGGAGACGCCTCCGACTAGGTTAGAAATAACGCCAGAGACGAGTGCCATTTAATACGCTCCCCGCGAGAAGGACGAGCGGTTCATAATCGAGGAAGTAGACCAATTGTCGTACAGCATGTTTGCATCGGAGACCTCGGCCTCCTCCTGACACAACACGGTCCACGCGCGGTTCTCGTCCGCAGAATCAAATTTATAAAGGGTGTCTGATCCAAGTACGCGCTGCTGCAACAGCCGCGCTGACCGGATTGACACAAACTGTTTAGCCGCAAAGGGCATGTCCTCGAACGGGAGAGCCACGTACATGTCTAGTTCAAGGGGGATAGAGAAGATGTATGTATCGTCACCACGGTTGTACAAACGGGTGCCACGCTGGATCACGTCAGTGGTTACATAGCTTCCAGTGGTATCG